AAACTATGGCACGCTGAAGACTGGAACAATGCAAAAGAAGTCTACACAAAACAGACAACGCCACAATGTGGAATGTTTTTAATTATGGAAGATGCGAGCGTTTCAAAATCAATTGATGTTGAAAGTGACGCTAATCAAATGAATGCTATAGGAAATGAACAAAGATTAAAAGTAATAAATCGGTTTACGCTTGATATAATTCAACCGGCATCAAACGAAATAAGCGCGGGAAATGCAATTCAAAAAGCGTGGACTGATTTATTATTTATAATTGTGAAAATAATGGCAGGTGTAAGTTTCGATTCTAACACAAAGTATGTTACAAGTCTATTAGAACACGTTGCATTAGAATACAATCACGCGTTTTATGGTCATGGTTATACGTTTGAGTATGTTTATGAAATTACAAATAGCGATGTTTATTATACAAACTTTGTAAAATCTACATCGTTTAAAGATATTTATTTACAATTTGATGAAGTTCAAGACGGTAGTTATTTAAGTTTAGATGGGGGTATATAATGGAATACGTCGTTACAAAACGATTCGGGAAATATAAAGAGGGTGATGTCGTAAGTGACGATCTTTTATATATCCGAAGAAAATTAGAAGAAGGCGGATGTTTAGAACAAAAATCTAAAAACGTGCCTGAAAACAAAATGTTAAACATTAAAGAAAATAAGGAGAGTAAATAATGGGTGCTACAAGTTTACCTAAAATATACGCTCAATTGCTTGCTGCGAATGCGATAGTTGGAGTTGATCCTTTCCGTATTTTGATTTGTGGTCAGACCGGAACAGACGGAACGGCAACAACTTTGACTGCAATTGAAGAAGTACAGAATAAAACAAGAGCCGAAATAAAAGCATTGACTGGAACAAAATCAGAATTAACAATGAGAATAAATAGAGTTCTCGATATTGTCAAAGGTCGTGTAAGTGTTTGGGTTATGCCTGTCGCTCCGGCTGTTGGAACGGCTGCAACTAGAACTATTACAGTTTCAGGAGCGGCAACCGAAGATAAAACATTGACGGCAAAAATAATTGACAGTCAATATTATTCAATATCAGTTGACGTTGTGTCAGGTGAGGCGGCGGCAGCGGTTGCAACAAAAATCAAAGCAGCAATTGACGCATTAACAGACTTGCCAGCAACTGCGGGAATTATAAGTGCTGCAATTACGCTTACAGCAAACGACTTAGGAACAATTGCAAATAAATTTACTGTAAAATTTGATAATTTGCCTGCCGGAATTTCTATAACAGAAGGTCAATTTTCTTCTGGCGCAACTGATCCAACTTTGACAACTATGTTTGATAGTTTAATTGCAACTAGATTTCATTCCGTTTTGTTCCCTTGGTCAAGTTCAAGCGCAACGGTAAAAACATTCTTAGAATCAAGAAACACAATTTCAAACGCATTTTTACAAGGCGTTGCAATGATTGGTTTTGACGATACTGAAGCAAATATAACAAGCCTGGTAAACGGTACAACCCCGCTAAACAGTCCTAATCTTTTGTTTATAGGGAATAGAAAAGTTTCAAGTGCAAGTGTCATTGTTACGCCGCCAGACAATAGAGCGGCAGAGTTTGCTGCAATTGAAGCATTAAGGTTGACAACAGATGCGCCAATTTCAAGTTATGTAACAGTTTCAAGTCCTCGTGATCAATGGGGCGGGTCAGCTCTTGCAAGTCTTGGATTATACAACACTCCTCTTGCTTATACATCATTGACCGCGCCTAGTTCTTTGTTTAGTTTTAACGAACAAGAAAACTTAAAAAATGACGGGTTTACAATTACAGGCGTTAATGAATCAAAAACATCAATGATAATGGGTGAGGTTGTAACAACTTACAAGTTTAACTCAAAAGGTGATCCTGATGTAAGTTTTAAATATCTTGAATACATTAGAACAGGGTATCTTGCACTTGAATTGTTTTATAAGCGGTTAAAGTCTGATTATTCTCAATTCAGATTAACTGAAGGTGATTTAATTTCAGGTCGAGCAATTGCAAATGCCGGATCAATAAGAGCAAATTGTATATCTATATTTAAAACTCTTGGTGAAAAAGATTACGTTTTATGTCAATCAGGCGGAGACGCTGAGAAATATTTCAATGAAAACCTTGTTATTGAAACTGATTTGGCAAATGGCAAAGTTTCAATTTCCGGTATGTTACCAATAATCACACAAATAAGACAGTTTAATTTAACTTTTCAATTGTCTTTCACAATAGGGGGATAATGAATGGCAATACAATTTAGTAATGGGTCGGTCATTGTTAACAATGTGCCGGTTGCAATAATGCCAAATAGTTTAAAAATAGTTGATGGATCAGGCGAAATAAAAGTAAGAGCAATGTCAGCTGGTGGCGGTGCAATTGAAACCGTTCATACAGAAGATGTTGAATCAAAAATAGGTAAAATTAGTTTTGAGTTGGCAGTAACCGATGAAAATAGAGCAATATCAAGATTATGGAAGGCAAACATCGGATCAAATGTTATTGTTGTAGTTCAAGAAGGGCTTAATCCTATTGTCTTGCAAACGGCATCAATGGTTAATGATCCCGAATGGGAAGCAACCGCAGATGGTAAAGCGTCAATTGAATTTCAAGGAAATCCTACCGCATTTGTATAAAATTTTTTAGGAGTAAAAAGTGATTACAAGCAGAAAACAGGGCATTCTCGTACTCAATACGAGTGTGCCGTATAAAATAGCAAAAAACGGAATAATTGATGAAGTATCAGAAGTCATTTGTCATGAGTTCACTTACAATGTTGAAAATGTTGCAAGTGATATTGAACAAATGTTCTTTCGCGCTATTATGTCATTATCAAAAAACATATCTGACGAAGCAAAAAATAAACATTCAGAAAAAGACGAAGAAAAAGATACTTTAGATTTTTTTAACAATGACTGTCCGGATGAAGAAAAGATTGCCGAAAACGCAAAAGGGCTTGAAGTTATTGTTAAAATGTCTGATGTTAACATTTCGGACATAACAAAACAGTTTGAAAAGTTTGTTAATGCCGGTTTAATTTGCGCTGAAGGCGACATAAAAATGTCAGTTCAAAACATATGGAACACGATTTCAAGAAAAGACAGACTAGATATAATGTTTAAGTATATCGCTTTTTTCGTCAAACCTTTGGCGCGGCAGTAAAGTGGATAGCCGTAGACGGCGAGCCAAAGGAAGTATTAAATGACAGTAGAGAACGAGACGCTATCAGGCTATGCGTCCATTCTTATGGCGGAATAAGTTATAAAGAGGCGTTAGATTTGCCTCTAAAAATGAAAATGATTCTGGTAGAAGAAATAAACAAAATGAATAAGGCTTAAAAATGGCTTATAGTATTGAATACGCGTATAAAATTATAGATGAATATTCAGGCGAGCTTAAAAAAATGATGAAACAGACTGAAAAGTTTGAACAAACAGCGCATAAAGCAACTAAAAAAGCCGGCTCAAGTTTTGGTGGATTCTTCAAAATGGTTGGTGCTATAGCGACAGCTGACTTACTTATTAACGCAGGTAAAGCAGTTGTCGATTTTCTTAAAGATTGTGATTCTGCATATCTTGAAAGTAAAATGGCTATTGAAAACGTAGCGAACGCACTTGAAACCGTCGGAAAAAAATCCGGTCAAACATTACCACAGTTAGAAGATTTTGCTTTATTACTAGAGCAAACAACTGCTATTGATGCAGACGATTTTTTGCAAAATGTTTCGGGAAAATTATTAAAGTTTAAAAACATTACAGGCGATACATTTGATCAAACACAAATGTTAATTGCAGATTTTACAGAGTTTAAGTTTGGGGCAGCTGCAACAGGTGAACAATTTGCAGCAACGACTGAAATGATTGGTAAAGCAATGAACGAGCCTTCTAAGGCAATGAAAATGCTTAGAGGTGCAGGAATAAATTTAACTAATAGTCAAGAAAAGTTGATAAAAAGCCTTGAAGATACGGGAAATATAAAACAAGCACAATCAATTCTTTTTGGCGTTATGAAAGATTACTCAGGATTTGCGGTAAAAGCAGGGAATACGACTGTCGGAATGATACAAAAAATTAAAGTTCAAATCGGGAACATGAAGGAAGATATTGGTAAAGCAATTGAACCCATTAAATTAAACTTTTTACAACTTGCAGTAAAGTTTTTACCTTATCTTTCAATGGCTGCTGCTGCGGTAGGTGGCATAATAACAAAAATAACAGATATTATGATTAAATTATCCCCTGAAATCGAGGCTACAATTAGCGATATAATAGGTTTTTTTGACGAACTTGTTAACGCGATATTATATGTATTTCAAGGTGGGTCAGGTGGGAACCTTGACGAAATGATAACTAAGGTTTTTACCGTTATTACAAAAGTTTTACGTGTTACAATGTCGATTGTAAAGTCTGTTTTAATTGCACTTGAGCCGGTATTTAATATTCTTGGTCAGGTTTTTAAAATAGTTGTTGACTCTATAGAACAATTCGCGCCTGCATTAGATGGTATTTCAGAAGCATTCGACGCGATTGGTGAAGCGTTAAAAGAATTGCAGCCGGTAGTTGATATACTTATGCCAATTATTGGATTTATAGTCAAGGTTTTAATTGGAAATATAAAAATTGCAATAAGTATAATTGTGTTGTATGTTAAGATTTGGGCGTTTCTTGCTAAAATTGTTTGGGGCGCAGTAGGATCAATAATTAAATTTGTTTCAAGTGTGTTAAAAGCTGCAGGAGTTTTTAAAGCCTTTGAAGCGATATCTGCAATATTTTTTGAAATACAAGAAGCCGTTCAAGGTGTATTTTCAAATCTTGACGGAACTATACAAGGAATTTTACAGTCAATAATTGATAGTCCTTTGTTTCAAGCAATTCGAGATATTATAGATTCTATTCTCAATTCAATTAGAGAAAACCCTGTTTTCAAAATGGTTAACGATTTGATAGCAGCCGCAACTGGTTTGTTTGGCAAAGGTAAAGCAACTGTAAATAATACTAATAGTTCAAACATTACTAACGTCCCTTCTCCGTTACAACCGCAAAATAAAGTTGATGTAAATGTGGGGATGAAGGTTTATAAAGAGAAGGGTGTCGGGGCAGTTCCTTTTACGCCAACCGGCAATCTTGGATGGAATGGTGCGCAATGAATAGACTAGAAAAATTAGGAACGGGGAAATATAAAAACATCGAATTCTTATGCGCTGCTGAACAAATACAGTCATTAGGCGCAAAAACAATTATTCACGATTACCCAAATACTGGCGCGCGATATGTAGAATTTCAGGGTCAAGTGCCTAATGATTTTAGCCTTGAGATAACATTTGCGGGATTAGATTTTCAAGAAAAGTTTAAGCGTTTCAAGCAGTTGATGGAAGAAGGAACGCCAGGCAAATTATACATGCCTGTTTTTGGACTTATCAATAATGTTATAGCGTTGTCAAGTCCAGCAAGTGCTGACACTACAACGATTGGTCAAATTACAATGACTGTTGCGTTTTCAGTAACAATTGACAAGCCGGCACCAACTCAAAGTGCCGTTACCGAAGAAGATATATCAGATTTAAAAGGTACGTCTTTATCTGATTTAAAAGATAAAGTTAAAAAAAATTATATAATACCGGTCGGTCAGTCAAACATTAGTACGATTGCAAACGACATTGTAAAAATGGTTACTGTGATTTCTATTGCAGTTGGTGACGATTCTATGAAGACAAGGATTGAAAGGAATATATCAAAAGCCGTCCGAAATGCTGAAAACATGAGTAATCTGTTACTCGGTGAAAACGGTGTTTTATCTGGTCAAGACGCTGATTATAATAAATATTTGTCATTGAAAAACACAGGCAACAATTTGCCCATTGTTATGTATGAAGTGCGAAACGATATAACAACGCCTTTTCAAAACGCTTCAATTACGTGGGCTAATAATTCGGTTGAAAGGCAACAAAGAAATAAAAACCGGTTAACTATGGTTAATACAATGAAAATATATGCTTTAATTTCAATGTGTTATGCTGCCTGTAAAAAAGAATATACAACTATTGACGATGTAAACACAGTTGTTAATGACATAATGACTATATATAATGATTTGGTTTTAAATAATAATTATTGCCAAATTGTATTAGATATGCAGTCAACGATTGACAAAATAGTTAACCAAACAATAGGATTTTTAAAATGATTCAAAATGTTTACAATACAACAGAAATATTCCTTGAAAAACCATATTCGGCAAGCGTTATAACTTACGATTTATATGGTGAATACATTCAAGATGAAGAGCAATTGAATTATTTGAAAAATATTATTATTGGGTTAAATAAAGAAAAGCCGGCGCACGTGCTTTCCGGAACAATAAGGATTGTTGAAATTGGTTAAAGTAAAAGTAAACGACAAAACATTTGAATTGTTTAAACAAATTGACGTTTCATCTTCAATTGATAACGTTTTAAACGAGGCTCAAATTGTTGTTACTGAACAAGCAAACAATAATTCTTTTATTAAAATTGGTGACATGATTAAGATATATCTTGACGATGTTATATCATTTACAGGGTATGCTGATTTAATGAGTGATTCAG